GTCATATTGATACAAGCATATCCTATATTCATATTTTAAGGTTTGTTATACCCTAATATACGAAAAATACTTGAATTTGCCAAATTATCATTATTTAATACGAAATGGCTTACTTTTTATGAATGTATTTGTTTGTATTTCATCGGAATTTGGTATAAATTCCGGCTCCACATTAGTAGTTTCTATAATTCTTTCGGGTGCGGTTGTATTTTCCACTATAACCGGTATTTCATCGGGTTTTGGTGAGAATTTTCCACTATCATCTGGTTTTTGGAAAATATTTTCCACTATAATCGGTTTTTCACCATATATTTCATAGGTCTTATCGGGTTCATGTACATCATCTTTACGCTTTTCGGAAATTAACCCATTGAAAGCAATAATAAGAGCAATTGCCAGCGGATCAAACACACATACAATCAAAATAATGAAAAATTTTACCACTGTGTTCAATTCCCATCCAAATGCATCTGCAACAAATCGGAATCCACCCACTTCTCGTTCTACCTCAATATTGTCAGTCTTAATTTGGTTGATTTTTTCGTTATATCGTACAACAGAATCTTGTAGAGCACCAATTTTATCTTGCAGTTTACCAATTTGCTCATCTCTTTTATCAACTGAGCGGAGAACTCGATTATTTACCTTACCACCATCTATGATTTTACCCTGATTTGTGTTTAATTCGGTGATTTGTTTTGATAGTTGTGTAATTTGAATAGTATCTTGTGTGATTTTTGACTCCCATACGGAAATTTCACGACTGATTTGTTGTAATTTTAGATTTTGTGATTGAAATGCGTTTGATAAATATCCAAAAATACCTGCGGAAGTAATTAGCATCAAAACTCCTACCGAAATTGTAAGATAAATCTTATTGAATCCGTGTATTACATCCCATTTTTGTTTCAAATAGGTTGCCGCAACTAACTTTGAGAACTCCAATGCACCGGCCATTATCATTACAGAAACGGAAGCGCCGGCAAATAGCACACCTAAACCGGTCACACTAAAATATGCAGCGCAACCGGCTATTAGTAATGCTGAAAACCCCAAAATATATTTAAGCCAATTCATCAATCTTTTTCAATACTAATGATTTCGGTTATTTGTTCTGTAAGTTTTTTTGTTTGTTGAATAAGTTGTGTAATTTGTAACGCATCCATACGCATTGAACCATTTGAAACATTTTCAATAATTCTAATTTTTCCTTGTAATGTTTCTAAAAGAGATAATGCTTTTTGTTTGTAAACCATAATGTAAATTTTTGATAAAATAAAAAGGTAGAGAACAAACTCTACCCTAATATATATAATGTAACCTATTTTGATGAAATTAGAACTTAATTGAAATCTTCTTTGGTTTTTGCTCCTCTTTTTTATCCACTACAATTTTTAGAATACCATTACGGATTTCAGCTGTTGCGGTTGTTCCATCATATTCCTTTGTAAGATTAAGAGTTTCATCTATATTCTTTACAAATTGCCCATATACCGATTTATCTTCGGTTTCCACTTTTGCACGGATGTTGATTTTATCTTGCGTCAATGATACTTCTACATTCTTTGGGTCATGTCCTACAACTAGATAAGCGATTTCTAATCGGTCATCTACTAAATCAACAGCCATTTTTGATGGTGTGTAAGAATAATTGTAATTTCGGTTTGTAGATAAATTAAAAAAATCATCTACTAATTTTTCAAATTGTGCGTTTGTCATAATTGTTTTGTTTTGGTTAATAAATTGTTTGGTATAATATAATCAACTACCATACCAAACCAAAATAACTGACAAATCGTCATTAAATTGTATTATCTTGTGACTCAACTACAGTACTCATATGGTCTGCCCAATGCATTACATATGGAATTTTGAAACGCATTCGTTTTGTTGGGTCAAATACTTTTAGATATTTTTGATTATCTTCATCATATAAGCCATCGGTAAGTTTAATACCAAAGTATTCGGCTTCAGAAATAACAATACCGTAATGTTGTAAAGTAAAGAATGTTCGGTCTGTAATGGTCATATAAGTTAATTCGGGATTCTTTTTATAAACATCCCCCTTATTCTTAACATGCCAATCCGAGTCGTTTGGAATATAGTGCATGTTTTCTTTTGTACCCAATTTACCAATGTCGTGATGTAGAGCGCAAAATATCAATTCAGCATCCGTAAAATCGGGCTTACCACCCATATCGGTAAAAAATTGTTTTACTTTGAGTGCATTACGACACACATTGAATATGTGGTCAATGTAACCACCTGGATAACAATTATGATAACCTGCGTTACCACTTGCCGGCGATACCGTTAGATTACCACCCAACTCCGATTCGGAATACATATGGAGTAATCGTTCTAATCGTTCGCCTGTAAAATACTTTTTTACAATCGCTAAAAACTTATCGTAATTAGCACGTAATTCTGCTTCTGTTTTAACTTTCATATTATTTAAGGTTTATACTGGAATATACGAAAAATACTTGAGATTACCAAATAAAAAAGCACCCCTAATGGAGTGCTTTATCTATAAGTGTTTACAAAGATTAATATACTCTTACATATTCACCGGTGTAATTATCTACATTCACTTGGATAGCAACGGGTTTAAGAGAAGGGTCTAATTCGGTTGTTGGCATTTCCTCTTTCTTACAAGAAGATAATGTTGTAAAAACTATTGCCGAAAGTAATAATATTTTTTTCATAAATTAAAGTTTAATTAGTGTATATTTTTGAGTCTTATTATCAATTACGATTTTCCATTGTTGGCCGGTGGAAACGCCTACGGGCATTTGTATTTTATATGTTTTTTTAGTACCATTGGCCAAAAGCATATTTAATGTTACTACATTTTCACCTTCAACACTTTCAATCATAAATTTCACTTCGGTATTACTTCCGATATTCTTTGCCGAAACTCCTGTGATTTTAATTGGTAGAACATTGTTTATTAAGATTTGTTCACTACTACATTCTGTACCATTACCACACGTGCCTGTATACCTTTTGAAAATACCGATTAGATTGGCATTACCCGATGGTATTGTAATATTGTAGGTAAGAGTACCTGATTGATTACCATTGGTGGCATTTACCTCATAACATTCATTTAAAAGTGTATCGTTATAATTTTTAACGATTGTATTTAAATTCTTTCTACCATTTGCAGACCAGTTTACTAACAATCTCCAATGAATGTTATCTCCGGATGGGTTATCAAAATAAGACCAGTTAACGGTAATGCAATTTTGTGCTTTACTAGATGCTAATGAGCATACTAGCAAAATTGTGCTTAAAAACTTTTTAATCATAAAATTTTTTATTTTTGTTAAACAATATGGTTTAACGATGGGATGTGTATTGAGGATTAACTAAATTAAATATACAAAATATTTCCGAAAATACCAAATTTTAGTAAAAAAATTTTTATTGATTTAACATTTCCCACGCTCTAGCTAAACGAGTCATACCAATACCACCACCAAATCTTTCAAAGAAATCAAATGATAAAAACTCTTCAAGTTCTGCTTCAACACGCTCCTTACCAAATAATTGGAATAATTTTTCAGCATAGCCACCATCGGATATTTCGTAAAACATTTTTCTCATACCATCTACATCACAACTGCGTTCAGCACTACCAATGGTTTCCTGGCCATATAATATGACATCAATCTTATTGAATATTCCACCCGATGCATGTTTCATATTCCAAAATGGTGAAGTCCTAATAGGAAAGTTTTGTAAAGAAAGGCAATGGCCGTATTCCTTCCACATACGGTCTTCGTGCTCGTTCTCAAGTATTTGAGTATCGTATTCACCACACATACGATCGTAATCTAATAACACAGGTTTTCCAAATCCTAAATACTCTAATAATTCCGACTCCAATGTTTCTAATGTTACCATATTACCACGACTTTCAAACTCAAACATTGGGAATATTAATTCGTGTCTTCCTGGTATCGGCTCTTTTTCCTGACGATATGATGTTGATATACAAAATACTCCAGGCCATGTTGGATTTTTAAGTAATTCATATTCTAACCACATTTGGCCGGTTTGCGGTAAAGGCCATACTTGCCCACAATAATCAAATGTAGTTACGGAATGCGGATTTTCACATGCAGCCAAAATGGAAAGACGTGATTGTGTAGGGACTTCAATCCACCCTTTGTTAAGAAAAAATGTTCTCATTTTTTGTACGAGTTCATGATAGGTCTTTGTGTTTTTCATAGATGTTTTTTTGGTTTAAGCATAAAAAAAGGGGAAATAAATTCCCCTTTTCTTTATTTTTTATTTAAAAGATAATTGTTGTTCGTTATGTTATTTTCCATCTGAAATAAATATATACTATCTACGAAAAAGTTCACGCTTTGTTAAAATTTTATAAAGTATTTCAACTTCTTCTTCCGAAGTTAATTCGGGCAGGTCTTCATCAAATAATCGGACTGTAAATAAACGATTGCCCGTTTCTTCATCAACGAACTCATCCGACTCTGATGAAAATAGTGCGGGTATTTCTTCAATACGCTTTATTTCTTCTTCATCAATATCGACCAATGGAATAATGTAATAATAGAACTTTTCTTCTTCATCTTCCACTTCAATCTTATGTGATTTCCATTTATTAAAGGAAGCATCGGTAATTGGCGACTGTGGTAGTATTATCATGTGTTTAAGATTTTTGAATATTGATTATCAACCTTATCCCATAGACCCGTAGGACATGCTCCCTTTGCCGGCGAATGTGATTTGGCCTCCAATGGGCATCCGCATATATCGCATAATACAAAAAAATCAACATCCTTAATAACCTCTTTACGAGCCGGGCATGTTGCACATATAGCTAAACGCTTTTCAGCAAGTTCGGTCATTTCCGGGGTTGGATTCCACCGATTACGCCATGCGGTAACGATTTCTCTAAATTTATTCATACTATAACTTTTTTTTAATTTCCATTATTCGTTGACATGTTTCATATCTTTCACGTCTTATAGACTCTGAACATATCCAATCTAACAATTTACCAAACTCCGCCTTTACTACGCATACATATCCAGGTAGAAACCTGTACTTACATATAGCAATATCTTTGGCTTTACGATTGCGCTTAAAATTATCTATTAAATCTACAACAGTTTCCAAATCAGAATCAGTTAGCGGCAATTTATCTATATAGTCTTGCCAATCTAATCTAATCCAACCGGATTCAATCTTTTTAAGTACACTTGTAATCATTTGTAAACAATATACAAATAATTATTGGAATAGCAAAATAAAATTAATTGTCGTGTTTGATACGTCTTAATGAACGTCCATTGATAAGTAATTGGGCTTTATTCGTTTTAGTACCCAATCGTATAACTTCATCTTCGTTATAACCAAGTTTATTCATATATTTACTTGAGAAGTAAAATTCGTTTGATGCGCGCATTGTTAGCATCGCATCGCCTGTAAAATCAAATGCTACGCTTGGATTTTTAGTCCAACTTTGTGCCGGTTGATGTGGATTGTATGTAAATGCCTTTTTATTCTTTCCTGTGTATATATACCAATTTCCCGAATCATCATCTATTTTACCAGAACTTTTACCAGCCTTAACTACACCCTTATCCGTTACGGGTTTCCAATCACGCCAATCAGTTTTCATTAACCACCTTTCAACTTTATAGCTCAAATCCTTTAAACCTCTATAAACCGGAGCACCTGGTTTAACATCGGGCTTAAACACCTTTGGCATTTTGGTTTTACCTTTATCCAAAAGTGATTTCATTTTAACCAATGCTTTTGCTGTGGTCATACCAGAACTATCCGACCAATCTTGTAATGTATCGTAAAACTCCGCCTCTTTTTTTCCATTAGTGATTACTGAACTAACATTCACTTCCGATTCCTTAGCTTTACTTATTGATATATAGCGACCCGGATCACGTCGCATTGCCTTCTTTAAATCTTCCTGACTTTTAAATGTAACGGCCTTTTGACGAAAATCATCCCACCTATTTATTTCCGCACCACCATATACTTTCTTACCTTTACCAAATACAGCCTTACCTTTGGGTTTGGCGGATTTAGCACCATTCTTTTTAATAGGTGTATGTGTATTGGCTTTCAAAGCAGCATCCATAGACGCTTTAGTCTTGAATAAGACCGTTTTACCACTAGCTTTGTTTACAGCAATATACTTCATACCCATATAAATATAATCCGATTACAAAATAAAGGGAAGGGGGTTGGGGGGTTCTTCTTAAAAAATTTCTTGGGGAGTCGTAAAAGGGTTTTTCAAGCTTGATAAGTGCTACCCCTTCGGATGATATTAATAATTAGCACCCAATGATTGTTCCAACGCCTTTATCTTATCCGCCAGTTGTATCAATTCCGCCTTACGCTTCGCATTCGCCTTTACCCATTCGGTCGTACTCATTACTCCAAAGTATTCGGTTAGCTTCGCCTTTAGAGCAATACCGGCCGTAGTAAATGGAGTTCCAAATACACCACCTATACCAAGAAAGCCGGTTTGAAGTTCACCAATGAATCGTGCCTTATCACATACCGCCGGCGGAAATGCCAACCCAACATAGTAGGTTACCCCGTCAAGCGTTACCACATTGTCACGAAGAGCAGTATTCCCCGCAAACACCGTAGGAGTAGGCATTGGAGGTCGGTTGTATTTAAGGAACGCCTTTTCGGTTCCCGTAAACCCATACGCCTGCCATCTTGCGATTAAGGTATCGTTTTCTGCGCCTACCAAACTAATCTGCGCCGATTGTGGTGCCGGTTGAGGTATGGATTGCCCTACATTAACGGCCGTTTGATGTGCCGCCTCAACGGGAGTGGCTTGAGTATCCACCAGAACGGAGGTCTTAACGACAAATTCCCTATCGGGTATCTCGTGGTCCGGGTCAAACGCCACAGCACGTTTACGGTAATCAACAACGGCCTTAGCTTTATCTTCAGGGATTCGTCCTGAGTAATACATAGTTTTAATTGTGTTAAACTCACTCATTATGGAGTTCACCTTATCCTTACTAAACGATAGAAGCTGAGTTAGTTTACTACGGTCAACTTTACCATCGGGTCCAACAGCAAGGGTTTTAAATCCTGCTATACCGAAATCCTTTGTGAATCCGAAATCATACAACTGGAAATTATCTTCCGGTCTTTGCACACCCGGCAATCCAAAGATATAGTGTATATGGTCGATAAGCCCTTGAGGTATTCCCTCTACCATATCACTCTCATATATGTAATCAACTCGTTTCACTCCTGCTCTTATGTTTAGATTATCCCTTACACTACCGGATTCCATTAAGCCCTTTGTGCTTATATCAATAACGGGTATTGTTTCTCCTATCACCTTTCCCCTTACCTCACCATTATTCCTTATATCATAATGTGGGTTGTCCGATGCCTCTATATCATTAAGGGTCTTCTGCGATACCAAATGTAACTTATCATCTATTCTTATTACTATTCCGTCTATAAGTAATAGGGGATGTAACTCCGGCCATTTACCTATATTGCCGGTCAATGCTTCGATTTGTGGATTCTGTCCAACCCCTTCATCATATGCCGATATACTCCACCTCTCACCACGAGTATCATATCTCTCCGGATGTGTTTTTGGTTTAAGGACTTCCGAGCCGGCGCCATCTTCTATCGTATGAGGTAAGCCCGCAGGACGAGGTGGTGCTTTAACCGCTACTGGTATCCGTTCCGATTGAGGTGCTATCAATACCGATGTGTTATCCCTTGGTGGTATTGAACGTGTTGGAGATGCCACCCCACCTGTACCGCCTGTTATTACTGCTGTACGTGTTTGTGGTCTATTCGTAGGTCTCCCATCCGTATTGGTTTGAGGACCTGTACCATCATCAAAATATCCGTTTGCCATTATCTTTTATATTATCCCAAGCTCTTTTGTAAATTGTTAAATCTTTTGCTCTTGGGTGTCTTTTTCTATTAAGTGTGTATAAGTTCTTTTGTAACTCTTTGTATTTACCGTTATCAATTGCTTTGGTTATTATCATATTCACATCTATCTCGTCTGAAGATTTCTTAAACTCTACGGGCGTTTGAGCTTTCTCCACTTCCGATGCTTCCATAACCTTTATTATACTTGCTACTCCTACGATTGTTCCGAATACTTCCGAAACCTTTTCGTATGCTTCTTGTCTTAACATAGTATTCTATTTTAATTACTTATAAATATCTAGCTCTTTTATATTCAGTTCATTCCGAATTAGTGTGTCAACACCTATATCAAAAAATGGTTCCCTAGGGAGAAAAACCGGGCTCGGTATTTAAGCGTACCCGACTAGCGTTTACACATTGCCGTTATACCCGTTTACATGAAATTCAGCAAAGGGGTCTTATCCACCACTACTGCTATGCAACCCAATAGGCATCATGCTTCCAGAGCCCCGAGCTTTCACTTTGCGGGGAATGGGCACAATGAATCCGCAACCTTTGGAGTTGCGGTTCATCTCTATACTATATGAGAGCTATTGTGTTATGTTGCTATACGTGTTACATACATTGGTCTTTAATTGGTATACGGAAGCGGGTTATATCCCACTCTTGCATTGCGTGTTGTGCATTAAGTGCCAGTTGTCTATCTACATACATACTGGCTACTCGTAGGTCTTGCATCCAGCGTTGATATGCTACGTCTGCCATTGTTTCTTCTCGTTCTCGCTCTATTTCTTGTAGGCGTTCTACTGTTATGTTATTGTACATACTTGCTGATTTTATTTTTATTAATGTCCAACGGGCATTGTGGGCCAAGGATTACTCCAACCGTCTGGGGCCTTCTGCATATGTTTTTCATATTCTTGCAGGGCTTTAATTGCGTCACGCAACTCATTCAACTTGTCCGATGCTGCATACTTGGGTTTGCCATCCTTCATTGCCTTTATCTTTTTTACGAGGACCGTTTCCGAATGTCTTAAAATGTCAATTGCTTCTTGCATGTGTTATTGTTTATCTTGTTTTCTAAATTGAATTATCATGTCTATTATCCCGAATACTGCGACAAATGCCGCAAGGGCGAATAGGGCTATTGCCGTATATCCTGCTATGTGTGCCATGTGTTATTTATTTATCTTGTCTTTTAATTCCTGCCATACTACGGGTGTCCACTTGAGCTCTGCATATCTGGCTGCCCGCTCGTATGGATTCCGGCTATATGAGCCTGGGTATTTGTGATACTTCGTAAGTATAGGTTGATTCTGGTGTGTCCACTCATGCACTATTGTTCGTATCAATTCACGTACATCAGGTATGTTGTCATAATAGATGTATAGCTCATTGTCCTGCGCATCGTACTCGCCCATTTCGCCATCGGACCAGCCCTTACGGATATACCATACCGGGTCCCACTTCTTACGGCGATTCACTCCGAGGTTGCGCCGGCACCAACGGAAGACCATATTAGCTATACGGACCGTAGGTGCTCTGCCCAACGTGTTTAATTTTGTTTTAAGGTATATTTTACTTCGCATAAAAAAAGGCGGCCCACTCTGGAGGCCGCCTAACAGGTCTATTGTAAGCTTTTATGTAAAGTAAAATCGAGAATAACCATTAATATATGAGCGACAGAGATGCTTACAATACTGTCTCTTAATAGAGCGGAGCCGTGGAGTCGAACCACGTCCTGCAGCCTGGAGGGCCGCTGTGCAACCGTTTCACTTGCTCCGCTTGTGGGGCGCCGATGGATAACCCCTAACCATTTAGCCGGCGCCCATTTAATTACTTCTGGGTTGTGTCAGCTGCTACCTTTGTGGTATCTACCGTAGGAGTAGCTGTTGTATCTACTACCTTTGTGGTGTCAACTACTGTTGCACATGTGTCACAAGTAGGAGTAGCTTCGGTTGAGCCGTTTCCACCGCATGATGTGAATGATACAACTGCCAACAGGCTGAGCGCTACAAATGTTACTTTTTTCATTTTGTTTTTGTTTTTTGTTTTAAAATTGATTTACCTTTGATATATATGTTGTTTTATCGTTTATACTCTAATATACGAATAATTTTTCACTTTGCCAAATTTATTTTTTATCGGCCTTAGCGAGCTTCATTTCGGCCTCCCAAGCACGAGTGTCAGCTTTGGATAGCTCTTCAATCATGTCGAGCTTGTCTTTGAATAGGGTGTCTACTTCTCGGTTAGCTCTATGTGCGGACCAGGCATTCATATAGGATGTTATTATCCACAATAGTGCTATTGCCGGCCATTGCCACACTAGCCAGCCGTTACTGTACATTCCAATGATGCCACCAATACAACCGAGCGCACCTAGCGCATGCATAATGTTATTCCACTTCATTTACTTATTGTTTTGTTATGCTATAATATACGAATAATTTTTCACTTTGCCAAATTTATTTTAGTCCTCAATAAGTATCTTGTGCTTATAGAGCCACTCCCTTATGGTGTCGTCAAGATTAGCCTGTGCTTCATTCACAACTAGCTCTTTGTCTACGTCAATACTTTCAACCGTAAACCGGCCATTGTATATACTGGCTTCAACTGAGTCGGAGTCCACAATATCGGATTCACTAATACCGTCAATGTTGTCACATATACGCTCCTCAAGTGCTTCGACCAGTTCGTACATATCGGTTGATGTTACAGTACCGCCGGCAGTATCTTCGTCTTCGTCAGCGGTTGCCATAATATCCTGCAATATCATAGCTACCTGGTCAAGGGTATAGATTTTAGCACCATAGGTATTATGCGATGCGTTATTGACTTGTTCTAATGCTGTTTTAATAGCTTCTTTTACTTTACTCATGTTGTTTTATTTATTGGTTATTAATTACTTTGTGTATGTCCAGCCGGTCACAGTGGATTTCGCCGGCATCTTAGTCCAAGACTTGCCACACTTATATACTGCCGGCTTTGTATTGGAGCAACCGGTCATTACGCCGGCAATCAGTACGAATAGTATTAGTTTTTTCATTTGGTGTCAGTTTTAGTTTCAATTTGAATACGGAGTGCGTTTGCTTGCTCCTTTAATTGGTCGTTCCAAGTCTTCACTTTGGCTGCCCTATGTGGTGAGTCGGCGTGTATGTTATACCACATTTCAGTCTCAAGCTCGTCAATAAGCTGATGTAATTGTTCTAGTCTTTGTTCGTTGCTCATATAGATTGTTTTTGTTTTTTAGTTAATTGTATTCGTCTTACTTCGGCCGTTATCCACTCCATTACATTATCCGCATGGTAGCTAGATGTCATTTCGTTTAAGGTATTCAGTATTTGGTTATACCATTTGACGTGGTCCGTTTCAGCCCAGTCAGCCATATGGACCCGACCACTATCTATACCAATTGCTTTCACTTCGACCAGTTCCCTATCTGGCTCTTCATTGGTTACTCTAGCTTCAATAATGCCACCAAGTGCATATTCACCGATTTTGAAACGCTTTACTTTACTGCTCATATAGTTGTTTTAAGTTAGTGTTAATAAAAAAGCCCGATGTAGAAACAACAGGCCTAAAATGAATAATACAGAAAAAAGAAAACCCTGTAGGTTAATTACTCCTACGCATCAATATCTTCAATAGATGTCTTGTCACATCGTTCTGGTCGTTCAGTATCTAATTCCGGTAAGTCCGCTTGAGCTGCTAACTCCTTCATTTCACTCACCACTGCCCTAGCCATTGGACCACCATGCACCTTACCGGCCAGTGCCTTTGATTGTAAGTCTTCAACTTTCAAAGTTTCAATAAAGCGTTGAGCCGCTTCCTCACTAATAAAGTATCTAGGCATTTCCATTCCCTTACCGGTCACTTCCCACTGTTCGTAAAAGTCCTTCACTTTATTAAAGGTCAATTCACGCAGAACCTTTGTAATTTTATACCCACGCGGTGCTTTTGGTGCCGCCGGCTTAGTTGCCTTAGCCTTACGGGTCTTTGTAGCCTTCGTTTTAGTTTTAGTAACTACCTTCTTTGTTTTAGCCTTAGCCTTTTTAGTAACGGCTTTCTTTTTGGTCTTCACTCCATTGATTGCTTTATCAAATGCTGGTGAGAATTTCACTTCGACTTCTTTAATAGTTTTAGCTTTAGCCATAGTAGTATATTTTTGTTTTGAATGTTTTAATAATGTTTGTTTAATTATCCCCAGCGTTGTACAGCGTTAGCTTCAGCTTCCGCCAGGCTATTGATTACTCCATCCACTCTGGTCTCAAGTTCATTGTAAACCTTATCCA